TACGTTATCCGAAACGTTTCAAGCCAAGTTTTGAATAATCCTTTAAGCGATGAAGAACAACGCAAAAATGCGTACAAGATGTTGGAACAATTAGATGATTAACATGATAGAAAGGATCTAACTATAATGATTAAAACAAAAACGATTATGCAAATGTCTGTACAAGATTTAGACCGAGCAATTAACAGAGAATTAGCCAACCGGATTGATAGTGACAATGTCATTGACATTAAGTTTTCAAGTAACGCGTTTGGGGCAGACCTAGATTCTTCTTCTGCAGAATATTGCGCCATGATTATTTACAAGTGAGGTTAACTAATGAAGAACTATAATCTAAGCCGACTAAATAAGCGGGTACAGTTTGGCACCGTCAAGTCAGTTGAAAATCCAATAAACGGCACAACCAAGCAACAATTCGTGCCACTGTTCACTGTCTGGTGTGGTGAGTATACGTTGACCATCAGTAACACTATTAGCCTTACTGGTACGACTGCGACAACTAACCAGCTAATTGCGGTACGCCATGACGATCGAATCACGACAACCTTGGAAGCAATATTAGATGGGGTGACGTATCGCGTTGCTGGCGTTAGTTCTGATAGCGAGATGAATGCTTATGACGTGGTCACACTAACTAAGGTCAACGGTCATGGCTAAGCCAATGAAGCAATGCGAGCACCCGGGTTGTCGGACGTTGGTTGCCTATGACACACGCTATTGCGAGAAGCACCGCAAGGCAACTAACAAGTGGCGGTATCACAAACGCATGTACGATTCAGATGAGAGTAAGTACCAGCAGTTCTACAAGTCGTCAGCATGGCGCAAGTTGTCACGGCGGTTCCTTGAAAGCAATCCGGTATGTGTACAGTGCTACCAAGATGGGGTGATCTGTAAAGCCGATGTGGTCGATCACGTTATTGAAATCAAAGATGATTGGTCACGTCGCTTAGATGAAAGCAACCTACAACCATTATGTTACCGACATCATAACCGGAAGACTAGACTGGCTAGAGAACAGCGGGAGCAACAAACTAAATAACCAATGAGTGTCGTGCTGAAAGGCGCGGCGCTTTTTAGTAGAGCGGAATTTCCCGCTAAAGTGAATCAGACTGGCTAAGTTTAACTTAGGTAGTAGATCTGTGCAATACTGCGCTGAACTTTAAGCCGAGCTACTAAGCGGAGTTTTCCGCTGACCTAGCAAGTGTAGTGCTGACTACACTTGTTAAGCTGAGTTAGTGAGTCGAAATTTTCGACCTAGTTAACCAACCCGCATTTTGCGTCTAAGTTGCCAAAAGTGGCAATGGACTGCGCCGATTTTTCGGCCGAGTGAACAATTCAAGTTGGCGGCTCAATTTTGCACCGCCAAATTTAAAACAGCATGACAGCCCAGAAACGTTGATATGGGGGGCCATGGTCGACCAAAAAGGAGCGGACAGCATACTTTTGTGTTTATAAAAGTCCCTTTTGAGCTTTGATTTTTTGCTAATTTTGCTGGATTGTGAAATATCCCTACTAATAATGCGAAATTTAAACAAATAGCTAGTCAGGGGGTAACGTGTAAATATAAACGTGTTATTAATTGCACTTTTTAGAAATATGTGCGATAATATAGGTATAATAAACGAGTTCTAGATATATGTATCAATCAGCCGCTACGGGTCTAACCCGTGGGGGCTTTTTGGTACGTAAATTTAAACGAAAGGAGTGCTCCGAATGAGCCAAAAAGTAAAAGCCTTAGCCAGTATGAAGAAACATTTAACCAATGATGAGCGTGATCAACGTAAAGACGCTGAAAAAGCGTTATTTGATTATCCGGTGCTTGATTTAACCCCGCCAGATTGGTTACATGATCGTGCCTTGACTGAATGGCAACGGGTAGCGCCTTATTTAAAGGCCAATACCCCAATTAGTGAACTTGACCGGGCAATGTTAGCCAGTTATTGCCGCGCTTATGCAACGGTACAGACTTGCGAGAATGATATTCGTAAGAACGGACTGGTACAAACTAATCAAGAGACTGGTGTACGTAAGCCGAACCCCTACGTAGCCTTGCAGTCACAAGCGATGAAAGATTTAAAAGCCTTAGCCAATGATTTAGGCATGTCGCTATCGAGCCGGGCCCGCATGGAATTGAATAAACAGAAAGATGAGACACCCGAAGATACTTTTGAGGCGATGTTGTCATGATTGAATATGTTGACCAAGTGTTATCGGGTCAAGTATTGGCTGGTCAAAAAATCAAATGGGCGTGTGAGCGATTTAAACGCGATTTAAGCCGTTCTAAGGACGACAGCTTCCCGTTCTACTATGACGAAGACAAAGCGGCACAGGCGGTTAAGTTTATCGAATTGATGCCTAAGACTGACGGTAGCCAACTCACCATGCAACCATTTCAAGAATGGATCATTAGTGAACTGTATGGCTGGCGTGAAAAAACTACTGGTAACCGCCGTTATGATCGTGCGTTTATTAGTATGGCCCGGAAGAATGGTAAAACCTATCTGGCTTCTGGTATGGCCGCTAATGGCCTTTTAAGAGAACGTCAGCCCGCCCGCAACCGACAAGTATTATTTGTCAGCAACGCCCTTAAACAAGCTAAATTAGGCTATGACATGCTTTCAAGTGGTTTACGGCAAGTCCGTAAGCAATCGAAGTATATGCGGCAACGGGTTAAGGTGCAAAAGCAAGCCATTACTGACTTAGAAACTGATTCACAAGCCTTGGCCCTTGCCAGTGATACCAGTACGCTTGATGGTTATGCCGGGACGACCGTTATTTTAGATGAATGGCACGAAGCTAAAGACCGCAAAGTGTACAACGTTTTAAAGTCTGGCCAAGCACAAGAAGATAACTCCCTGCTGGCGGTGATTTCCACCTCGGGTCTTAACCTTAACGTTCCAATGCACGCCGAATATGACATGCTGACGGACGTTTTAAAGGGGAAAACCAAAGCTGACCGTTATTTTGTGGCAATATGGGAACTTGACGACCGCGAAGAAGTTTACGATCAAGCCAATTGGATTAAGGCCAACCCGTTATTCAGTGAACCACACGCTAAACAACGCATGACGGAAAAGATTCAGGCCGACGTTGACCTTGCCATTAAGCAAAACAACCTAATCCCGGTACTGGTTAAGAATTTCAATATGTGGTTGCAAGCCAGTGAGGACAGTTATATTTCAGCAGACGATTGGGCCGCTGGTAAATTGGCAAAGGTGCCCGACTTACATAATCGTGACGCCTATATTGGCATTGATTTATCAAAAAGTAATGACTTAACCGCGGTTAGTTGGCTCGTTCCAATTGGTAACGGTCAGTTTTATTGTGATAGTCATTCGTTTGTGGGGACTAAATATGGCCTCGATTCTAAGATTAAACGTGATGGCGTTGATTAACGCGTTTGTAGCGGGTATGGACTATTACCAAGAAAGTGAGGAACAACAGCATGCAGAAGATTACTACAAAACAGCGACTGCGGCAGATCTGTTCTGATTATGTACAAACGATCTTGTTGGTGATTGGCTTAATCTGCTTAGTAATTGGTTTTGGTTGCTGGATCAGTTGGCAAGCTGGGCTAATATTGGCTGGTATAGCCATGATTCTGCTGGCCTTGCTAATTAATTATGAAAAGCAAAGAGGTGATTAAATGAGTTTTTTTGTTAAAAGCAATACCACCAGCGGCACGCATGATCCGGTAGCCGACGCCTTGGTTAGTTTATCAAGTAACGACTCGTATACGTTTGTGAGTGCGGCGGTGTTGCGCAACAGTGACATTTACGCGGCGATTAATATTATTGCGAGCGATATTGCCAGCAATCCAATCGTTTGCGATACGGCAATCTTTAATACGATGATTAATCAAACCCCTAATGGTCAGATGGACGGCTACCATTTCAAATATGCGTTGGCGGCTAACCTGTTACTAAATGGTAATAGCTTTGCCGAGATTTTGCCTAATCATACGTTGAAATTGATTGCCAATAACCAATTGACGGTTGAACAAGATGACGTCAGTGGGGCGTTGACCTACACCTATACCCCGATTGGCGGCAACAGTCGTCAGATCGCGCCTAACAACATTTTACACTTTAAATATTTCACCAAAGACGGTGTATCTGGAATTAGTCCACTATATGCCCTCAAAGATGAACGCCAGATTCAGTCGGCCGGCAATAAATTGCTAACCGGCTTTTTCACTGCTGGCGTGCACGGCACCACGATTATTAAAGTCCATCAATCTGATTTAGGGCCGGAAGCTAAGGGCAATATTCGTAAACAATTTGATGAAGCCAATACGGGTGACAACGCAATCAATACGATTGTGACTGACGACACCATGGATATTAGCAACTTATCCTTAAATACCGATGTATTAAAACTGGTCAACTCGAATGACTGGACGACCCGACAAATTGCTAAGGCTTTTGGTTTACCACCGGAGCGCTTAGGGGTTGAAAACGATCATTCTAACCAAGAACAAAGTGGTGTGCAATATCTGCAAGGCACATTACAACATTACTTTGATAGCTTTACCAGCGAGCTATCGTTCAAGCTTGGTCATGACTTTACGTTTAACACGGACAAGTTATTGAGCCTTGACCCGCAAACTCAGCAAGCCCAAGCGGTGGCTGGTTTCACGGGTGGCATTATGAGCCGCAATGAAGCTCGGGCCAAGATTGGCTTGCCACCAACTGACGATGGCAATATTTTCCTAAACTTACAAAAGAATGGAGTGGATAATTCATGAAACAAGACCGACGGTTAACGATTGACGCCGAATTGCGAGCACAAACGCCACAGTTAGAAACACCCGAAGACGGGCCAGCTGAAAATTCAGCAGACCCGCAACCTAAAGGTTTCCAAACAAGCAAGGGTAAAACAATTAGTGGTTATGCAATTGTATGGAATTCACCAAGCAAAGACTTAGGTGGCTTCACTGAGGTTGTTACCCCCAAAGCCCTTGATGGTGTCGATTTATCAAACGTTCTTATGCTTAATAACCACGACTACACTCAAGTGTTAGCCAGTGCCAAGGCGGGCACGTTAACGCTAGAAACGGACGACAAGGGGCTACATTTCACCGCGCAGTTGCCGAATACGTCGTTTGCTAATGACGTCTACGAAGAAGTTCAGAGTGGGAATGTTGATTCCTGTTCATTTGGCTTTGATAGTGACGACGACACCGACGAATGGACTAAAGATGATGGTGGTAATATCACGCGCACCATTAATCAAGTTAAGAGTTTGTTCGACGTGTCGGTGGTAGCTGTTCCCGCTTATGACGATACAAATGTGCAAGTTGATACCCGTAGCTACGAAAAATTTATTAACCAAGAAAAGGAGCCTGACAACATGGCAAAACAAACAATTATTGATCCTAACAGCAATGACAATGGTAACGAAAGCAAAACCGGTATTCCCGCCTTTGAACAATATGTGCGGACACACGGGGAAACACGGGACGGTTTAAAGACTGACGGTGCCAGTGCGGTTATTCCTAAAGAACTGATTACCCCCGTTTTCCAATTAAAACAATCCAATTACAACCTCGCCCAATATGCGACGGTTAAGCAAGTTTCTAGTGGTTCCGGTACTTATCCAATTGCCACCAGCCAACAATCTGCGGTACTGGCTACTAAGGACGAATTAGCCGATATTGCCGATGTTGACGCGAATATGTTTACGGAAGTGCCGTTTGATGTAAAGACCCGGGCGGGTAAGATTGCCTTATCTAATGAAGTGGTGGAAGACGCCGAAGTGGATATTGTTAGCGAAGTTAAAACCCAATTGCAACAACTGGTTGATAACACGGACAACACGCAGATTATGAGCTTGTTAACTGGTAGCAACTTTACTAAAGCAACGGCAACCAGTATTGATGATCTTAAAAAGATTTTCAATGTGACGTTAGATCCCGCCTTGAGCAAAATGTGGCTAGTGAACCAATCCGGGTTCAATTACCTTGATACCTTGAAGGATTCCGAAGGCCGTTACTTATTACAGCCGAACCCAACGGCACCCAGTGGGTTCACCTTGTTAGGGGCACCAGTCGTCATGATTAGTGACAAGTTACTGGCCAACAACGCCGACGGGACGTTCCCAATGATTGCGGGGGACTTATCACAAGCCGTGGCTGTCTTCCGGCGTAACCAAGTAACCGCCCAATGGGACAAGTTCGACCAGTTCAGTCAAGGGCTTTCCGTCATTGTGCGGAATGATTATGAAGTGATTGACAAGACCGCTGTAATTAATGTGGCGTTAGGAACTGCAACTGCTGGTAAATAGGAAGACAAAGTAAGTGGAATTTCAAACAACAAGTGATAGTATGATGATAATGCTTATCAGATTTTAATGGAACGTGCAGCTATAATTTTAGGAGTGATTTCATGAAGAACACATTTATCCTTGCATACAGTGGTATTATCATCACGTATGTATTCGCCGCATATGTTGCTTTTAAAGTGTTTGAGGTAATCTATTATGCCATGACTTGGTAATAAAAAGGCCGTGACTTCAAGGTCACGGCCTTTTATGATAAATATGTGTTTTGGAGACTGCCCGGGCTGGGATCGAACCAGCGATCTCTTGATTAACAGTCAATTATTCTACCGCTGAACTACCGGGCAATGAGTACTCTATATTTATACCATATAATTTTATGAGAGTAAAGTTAAACTTATGAGGAAGTGATTAGTTGGCAGTGACTGTAGACGACATTAAACTAAGCCTGCGAATTGATGTAACTGAAGATGATCCAATGATTCAAAGTTATTTAGACGCCGCCAAGGACTACGTGCAGACGGCTGTTAGCAAGAATGAAGATCTGACTGTCTACAAACAGTACGATTTTGCGGTGTCCTTGCTGACACAATTCTGGTATCAAAACAGAGTAACTGATATGACAAAGACACCGTATCAAGTTGTCAGTATGATTCAACAACTGCGTGGAAAAATTGAAGCTTAGGTTTGACATATGAAATGATTGGTACTAAAATTAATGTTGTAATTTGTCCTAATATTACTTTCCCGTAATAACGGCGATTATCATATCCTATAGTGAGAGGCTCTCCCCCGAGCCTCTTTTTTATACATATATCTGGGATCAGAAAGTGTGATTCCGATGCGTCAAGATGTTAAGAAAATTCGTAATTTATTGAAGCAATATGCCAAACTAAAACGTGATTTGACGGCTTTTAATCAAGTTTCCAGCCCCTCATTCGATGGAGTGTCAAGCCATAGCAGCCGAAACGGCGCTGAAAGCCGCCTGATAAACCATGTTGACCTGTCTTACCAGCTAAAAGAAGTCGAAGATGCCCTAAATGCAATTGATGATCCACAATATCAGTTTATCTTACATGATTACATTATTGAGAAACGTTTCACTCGCAACGAAGCTTGTGACCAATTATCTGTTAGCGTTAGTAAGTTTAACTATTTAAAGAACCAGGCGCTAGAAGTGTTCAAAAAGATTTATTCATAATGTTCCAAGTATGTTAGAATTCTTGTTGTAAGGAAGGTTTCCACAAGGAGGAATTCACATGGCAAAGGAGTATACCGCTGATACAATAGCGAAGTGGTTTTTAACAAGATCAAGTATGTCACCAAAGAAACTACAAAAAATGATATATTACGCCTACTCTTGGGTATTAACATTAATGAACGATAATTCTAGTGATTTAAAAAACAAACTTTTTGACGATGAATTTGAAGCTTGGGTTCATGGGCCAGTTATACGTTCTATTTATGCAAAATATGCAGACTATGGTTACCATGATATTGAAAAATATGTGGGGGAAGAATCCCCCAAAGTATCTGCTGATATAGAAGATATCTTGAATCAAGTTAATGATGTCTATGGTGGATATACTGCTGATGAATTGGAGAGCATAACACATCAAGAATCACCTTGGAAAAGGGCTAGAGCTGGATTGTCTACTTTAGACAGTAGTAATAACAAAATTAGTGATGCCGATATTTTTAACTGTTATATAAAGCGTGTGGCATAACGATGGGAAAAGTTAAAAATAATAGACAATCTAAAAGAAACGTCCGCAATAACCGAAAGGCTAAAAATAGTGTGCGAAACAGTGAAAGCGTGGACGTGTTACCCAAACTGTATATTGACTTTAACGAGTATCCTAAGTGGACGTATTCCTATGTAGGTTCTAAATTTACCAATGCGTTAAAGGATGAGAGCGATGCTGCGGAGAACTTTTATTTTTTGGTTAATGAGTTATTTGGAAGCGTCGAAAAAAACATCAAGCAGATTCTTTCAAATAATGATAGTCATTCTCACAGGATAACTGGAGATAAAAGAGAATTAGCAGTCAAAATATCAGAAAAAATCCATGGGTTTAAATTAGGCGATGATGTTAATATCTGGCAACTCTCAAGTGATCGCAACAAAGGAATTAGAATTGTGGGAGTTATTACTACGGATAAAATTTATAATTTTTACCCATTATTTATAGATCATAACCATCTGTTGTTTCCTGATGCTAAACATAATCAAACTGATTATTTTAGTTTTCAATTTTGTCCGCAAGAAAATTGGACATAAAAAAACTGCTAACCAAAATTGGCTAACAGTCACTGCCCCGCGCAAGTATTAAGTCACTGGAAACAGTGGCTTTTTGTTATATTTTTGGCTGTCCCTTTGGCTGACTTTTAGTGAAAAGAGATGACAACCAATGACAAACTAGAGTAATAAAAAAGCTGTAATCACGGTGTTTTTGACAACCAATGATAACAGCTGATAACGAATATTGGGTATACTGGGCTCGAACCAGTAAATTACGGATTCAGAGTCCGCTGCCTTACCAATTTGGCGAATACCCAATAACAACTATTTAATAGTAACTTTTCCAGCAAATACTGTCAAGACTTTGCTGGAATTTTATGCGTGTTTTTTGCATTTTTACTTGAATATCGTGCCAGTCGGCGGCTAAACTAGTTGAAGGGAAGGTGAGTGTATGTCGAAGTCGGAATTAGATCGGTTATTCAATCATCTGCGACAACAATTGATCGTATGGGCAGTTACGGCTATTGGGTTAGCTGTGATGCGTAGCTTCTTGTTACCACAACTATTGACCTTCGTTTTTTGGTGCAGTGTCGTCTATTGTCTACTCCTATTTGTTGGATTAGTTATTGTGACGATTTTTAGGTGGCGAAAATCATAATTAGATTTGACAAGCCGCTTATCATTCGGTAAGATAGTAAATGAATTTGTGCCCGCTGGTCAAATTGGTTAAGACGTCGCCCTCTCAAGGCGGAGTTACGGGTTCGATCCCCGTGCGGGTGATAAGTCGACAAATA